ATGAACATTCCTTCTCTTTCTTTTCGTAACCAGAACCGTGCGATTCTCTGGCAACCACCTTCGTGGTGTCCTTAATCTCTGCTCCATGAGATTGTTTGACACCAGCACCTGTACGTAGATCAACAGCGGGGTCAGGAGCACCAGCATTTGCTTTGGGGTCCTTCTTGCTGAAGTCATCTTCTCCACCTTTCTTTTGTAGTTCGGGATATGTTTCTTCTTTAATTGCGGATCCTTGGAATCCTTCACCACCCATCCAGCGACCATAGGATGCAATTAGAGCCTCGGAGAACGCATCGCTCTGCACACTATTGACTGTTCTTTGTCTTTCCATTGTTGAAGATACTACTTTTCCTTTCTTTATTTATAGCGTCCGTTACGTTAACATGCCTCACATCTTTTATCCATGCGCGAAACATATCACCAGACTCCGTGATTGCGATTACATAATTGACACCAGTGCGGTGAATCGTTCCTTTATCACCAGTAATGGATGACATAATTACATCACCTTCCGCAAAGACATCACTGTGTCTATGCTGTTGACGCAGTGCTTGTTCACGTAGTTTTTTAAAATTCTTCATTTAAAATTTGCAGGTAAATTATTCTTGATCTCTGCCATGAGTTCTCTACAATCTTTATCGGATAAAGATTTGGGGATGCCTTGACGAAATGTTTTAAAGTCGTTAGCTGCAGCCGCACGTCTCATTTTAGTACCCGAAATAGCAAAAGTGTCTCCGTCAGCATCTCTACTGCCCGAAGACTCAATCCTGATACTTCTGAAAGAATAATCCTTTCCATTATATTTATGGAGGAACTGCATGGCAGAAACTCTATCAGAACCTACTAGAAATACCACATCATCATACCCAGCTAGCATTAGATCTTGCAGAATTGCCACTGGTTGCTTGGGACCAGAGAATATTTTACCACGATGTTCTGGAAACATCAAGTTCATGTAATATAATTTGCGATCTGGCGGCAATGGATTGCTACCTTTTGCATCCACAGTTTGAGAAATATAAATTCTGTAATCATGTTGACCCGCAGCACGTTTAACACCATCAAAGTTTTCCTGGTGTCCCGTTGTTGGTGGTTGAAACCTACCAAATGTAAAGTAGCAAAGCTTTCCTTCTAACGCCATTTCTTTTCTATCGTGAAGTTGTTGTAAGCAAACTCAAGACGATTTACAAATTTAATCATACTACCGTCTTTATGCATAACATATCCTTCAGGAGTAGTTATCTTATAACCATTGTCCGTCTGAACAAATGTCCTGAACTGTTCAAGATGATCTAACTTATCTATGACCATTTGCTTAATAGATTGCATCTCTTTGTACAAAGCAATCATGGTTTTAAACTTATACACATTATCAAGGAGATAGTTTTCTCCTTGATAAACAAGATTTCTCTTCTTTGTTAGGTTTGCAACTGTTTTAATTTTGCCAAGTTCTTTGGACATTTTGGCATGGTAGAAATTCACCAGTTCGTTTATAGTTTCATCGACATTAGTAATGCTCCGTGCATTCTTGACTTCAGAATTAAAGAACTGCTTGATGTATGAGGAGATATGAAATTTTGCATCACCAGAGTTGCCAAAATTACTAACAAGATCATCTAGAAAAGGACCAGCAATGGTACACATGCGCTCTATCTTCTGAACATGATTATCAAACTTACGAAGTTCTGCGGTAGAAAATCCAACTCTCTCCATAGGAGTGTCATTTTTGACGACCAATACATCAGAAGATCCATTAACATTAGCACCTGCCATAGCCTGCATATTTTCTAGAGCAGTGCCTCTATAGTGAGTGTGGAATACTACTCCTATTTTTGCATTCTTTGCTGCTTTACCAATAGGATGATCTACTGGTATGCCATATGTAATAGTGTTCGGACGGAAGGTATATAAGTCTTCACCGTTTACTTTTTCTTTTTTAAGATCTGTAGTGAAAAGCAAATCTCCCTGCACAACTCCAGTAATACCAAGTTTACTAAAATATTCCAGAGCAAATTTTAGTTTCTCTGCAAGGTCTCCTTGATACCACTCATCAATACTTTCTTTGGTGAAGCAAATCTTTGGTTCTGTTTTATTGAATACAGACTTTGTTCCTACAAAGAACATCTCTGTCAGAGGTTCTACACCACAAACAACCGAGGGAGCACCATCCCATTTAGTTTGCATGAACCCACTACTCTCTTGATGCCCAAGCATCTTGCGTAGTTCTTTCAAAAAAGATACCGCAGCCATGCACCCATCCGTGCCATAGTTGAGCATCTCATCCTCTAAATGTTCTAGGTGTTTAAGTTGTTTGATGTTTGCCATTATGCCAGCAAATAGTTTACAGTTCCTTGACTAGCATCAATATTGCTGGTTGATGCCTTTGATCCAGAAAAACTCAACGACAAGTCAGCAGCTTTATTCATTCTAAAGTAAACTTCACCCTTCAAGAATTTACTATCATCCAAGTTTGCTTGGTAGAAATCCTTTCCAGCAATGAGTCTCTTTGCTTCATTTAGAGACGTTGTATCATTATTTAATCTATCGGCAATACCTCTAGAAAGAATAGCAGTGAGAGATTTGCCACCCTTTTTGCCGTTCGTAATCAATACCTGCGCGGAAGACTCGGTTCCATCACCACCAGACTTGACATACTGGAGTGCCTTGAGCAGGACAGGAGCATGTTCAGCAGGTTTTCCTGCTTTGAATGCCTTGAAAACATCGTATGGTGTGTTGGTATCCACGCCTAGGATCTTCTTGATTCCATACTGATATACTATCTCCTTTCCCTTGCGGGTGGGGTCGCCACCGACCTCTTCAGCAGCTGTCACAAGGTCTTTCAAAACACAATCGGACAAACTACTCTTGTATTTTATAGCGACTGGAATAATATTAGCCCAGACAGATGCCAACGCACCTCTACCATACTTTGATGAGATAGGAACTTGCGTTCCATCCTTCGCTAAAAACAAAGAGTCAACCCCAGCAAACTGCGGATCATCTGGAACTAAAAAACATTTAGTATCTCTAGGCAATATGTTTTTTGACATATGCCCAGAAGCCTGGGAGAGTCCAATATACCCAACCAGCATCTCACCTACATATGTTCCCAGTTGTTTTCTAATACCATCAACAACAGACCTAGACCATGTGAAATTATAATCACCATCCAAATTACTCATAAAGTAATCAAGAACTTGTTCTGTTACATAATCAGGAACCGATGGTTCATGTTCCAATCCATGAATAACTGATGCGGAAATCTCTTGTGGAGTATAAAAACACTTACATTTTACATTTGGTATTCCAAGAATACTAGGTACTATTTCATCATGACCTTTAGAAATTAATTTTGTTGCTTCGATCTGCATCCTGACATTTGTCTTGCCAGGCTTATCAATGCAGTCAATGTGCAATTCACCTGTCTGATTATTACCCCATCCAATCTGAAGTTGGGTGCTATATTGATCGCCACCAAAAACAGTAATCGGTGTTCCATGAGCCAGGGTAGCACCAGTGTTGGTTTTGTTTTTAGTTTCAGTTGCCTTACTATTGGCTTTAACAAAGGTATCGATGGTCCTACCTTTAAAGTAGTGTTCCCATTTTACTCTACCAGTCTTTGCCATAAAAAATACCTCCCCTAATATTTAGAGGAGGTATAAACGGAAAGGGTGGGATTCGAACCCACGGATGCTCTCACATCGCTAGTTTTCAAGACTAGAGCCATCAACCACTCGACCACCTTTCCAAGTATTGAAACTGTTCTTGTAGATTATAGAACAGTTTATAGTTTTCTGTCAAGACATAATAACCAGTTAATTCAGAACCATTATCCGCCCATCCATAACCGATGATACGTTCATTGACTTGATCATGTTTCCTGTTTGTATTTAGATAATGATTGTAACGTTGGTGGAGGTTGACCATGGAGTGATTGCTTCTGCATATATTTTATCAGGAATCCCTCACATTTCAACCATCCTTAATTATTTTTTAACGATCGTCTGCTGCTCGATTCTCGGAGTAAAAGATATCAAAGGAACCGCCAGGGTAACGCTTCTCAAGTTTCTTGACATTGGTTGCCAGCACTTCCTCAAAAGAAATTCCAAGTGCCTGGGTCGCTTGTGCTACGTACCACATAAGATCACCCAACTCAATAATGAGATGTTCTCGATTATCGTCGTTCCAAGGCTTACCTTGGAAAACCATCTTCTTAATGATCTCAAGGAATTCACCACCTTCAGCATTAATGCCAACGCCAGCAGTGAGAAGTCGTTCAATATTGGCACCTTTAGAATCAAGTTCAACAAGGCGATCAGAAAGTGCAACAAAATCAGTAGAAGCGTCGGAGGTAACTGCATCTACAAACTCTTCGTAGCGTGAGAAATTAATGGTCATATTACAAATTGAGAGAATTTATCGAGTCGGGATTGTTTGCTTGAGATTTCTTCAAGCGCCTCATAGGTTTCATCTTCTGGTTCTGAAGTGAGATCGCCATCAGAGTCTTGAACATTATACAGCTTCATCTTCGCCCTGTCAATACCCACAGTAAAACGTCGGTAGTAAGTCAGATCATTGTATCTGTTCTTGAGTTGCTTCACCATGATCCTACCAGACTGCTCTAATTCTTCCGTTGATATAAGAGCAAGCATAAGGTCAGCAGTAGCAGGCAAACCGAAACTTTCAGAAGTGTCAGTAAGATCCACATCACTATTACCAAATCCACTGCGAGTAGTTTGGGTAGCAGTAACAATAGGAAGGTCGTGCTCAACAGCAAGACCGCGCAGTTCTTCAGCGATTGCCTTGACATAGGTGTAGGAGTTTACAATGTGTCCTTTATACCGAG